CTTTATCCTTAGTGAGACCTCCAAAAGAGATCGAACCATTCATCGCTCCAATTACTTGAGTCCAAAAATTCTTCTTTTCCGCCATGAAATAATAGAGAGATTGTTAGTATTTATTAGTAACCACCATAGCCACCGCCACTACTTGGAGATGGTGAAGGACTTGGAGATGGTGAGGGACTTGGAGATGGTGAGGGACTCGTAGTTGTGGTAGTCGTAGTTGTATTCGTAATATTCTGTGTGGGTGTCGTGACTTGACGAGTCTCAGCTCTTTCAACCACCGAAGTTTCTTCAACCTCTGTTGATTCTGTTGATTCTGTTGAAGTTTCTACAGATTCTGTTTGTGGTTGTATGGGTTGAGTTATCGCTGGTTGAACTTGTTTGGTTATACTTTCCTGTAGGGATTCATATACCCTAACTCCAGTATTCCTGACTCCAGCATATTTTATCCCATTATCATAGAATACATTTCCATAGTATGGTTTTCCATCAACATATCCATTAATTCTCAGTCCAACAAGATCATATACCTGAACAACATCTCCAGGGTCCGCAACCTGAGGAACTAGTGGATCTCGAATAACATCAAAGACAGGAACAAATCTAGCATTAAGTCCAGTGTCACTATCAATGTATATGTCTGGTAAAGAGGTATAATTTCCACCAGGATTAACTTTAACGGAATTAACTTTTCCGAAAGGATCTAATGCAAATGTCAATGTGGTGCCATTGTTGGGAGTGATCACTATCTCATCTGTAGGAGAATAGTTTATGCCTGGATTTGTGACTATTACATCAGTTAGAGTTACTAGTGTTGGATACTCCGATGCAGTTCCTCCATCAGGGTTTAATGGTGGTTGACCCGATGGTAAATATCCAGATCCTCCATCTTGTACAATGACATTATCAACTGTACCATCAGTAATAGTTGGAACTAAAACTGCACCACTACCATTATTACACGGATCTATGACACTAATACGCGGTGGAGTTGCATATCCAACTCCCCTGTCAACCATATCAATCGCTATGATCGTTCCATTTTGATCTATGACTGGGTTTCCCGCAGCTCCAATTCCCCCTCCACCAAAAAAATTAATAGTTGGAGGTCCGCATGGAGATGGGCCCACATTACATGGTTTTGTTCTTCTCAGGTCGCGAGATGTTAATTCATTAACTTGATCAATATTCAAATATTTTATTTCACCATCTCCATTGACAAAAATAAAAGTTGTTCCAGGAGATAATTTCTCATAGGCATTAGCATCATCAATGGATAATCCACTGATATATCCATCAAACTTGCTAATATACCCTACTCTTATTCTTTCCCTTGATGCTGTAATAAATGGCATTATGTTTCTCCTCCATCGGGTTCTTCTTCAGCATCATCCTCAAATGGTATTACTTGAAGAGAAACGGGTGCAAAAGATCCTTGTCTATCATTTTGCGTATTATTGTCTTCAAAATTTTCTGCCTTTTCTATGGCAGCATCACCAATATTAATTAGGTTTGGATTTTCGACTCCAGGTTTTCCACTACCACCTTCCTGCAAAGTGAATGTATCATTTGGAGAACACTCTGGTTTTGGATCGCAAGAGAAGAAATCTGTTATGGATGATATAAACGATAGTGCTGAACCAACATCAAAATTAATTCCACCAATTGCTCCCAATCCACCAATCAAATCATCAACAATACCAAATGCTGCAGTTGCAGGGTCTTCTATAAAATCTGTGACCAAATCTGAAAGTTGAGGATCAATACCAACAAGAGGGCCCAAAGATTTCACCAGTCCAGTGATGTTTCCAGACTTCATTGCATCAAATGCAGATCCAATGTTTCCAAGTGTTGTCCGATTAGTTCCCTGAAGAACACCTGCAAGAGCAGAAAATCCTCTTGTTAAATCACCAGTTCGTAAAAAATTAACTGTAGAATCAATGAATGATGCTAGTGTTCCTGGAGTCAAGAACAATGGAGTTTCTGAACCAATTGATGCTGCGGAGATTAAAAGATCTCTCAGATTGCCACCAGAAACTCCTGGTATTGATGCAAGAATAGATTTAAGTCCTTCTATTGGATTTTGCACAAAGTCGCGATCATCATTAACTGATGATCTGAATTGCCTTGCTCCAAGTTGAGTTGCAAGAAGCCTGACCATCTCTGATTGCAATTCTCCTGAAGAAAGTGTTGCTCTGACTGCGGCAGGAGAAACCGCTTTACGAACTATTTTTTGTGGTTTAGCCCCCAATATTTGTTTAGCATATGTCGTTCCAGAATAATCACCCAAAGATAAAAAATCTCTACTCGCAAATACTATTGGGGTTACCGCAGCGTCAAATGCTTGCATTATCTCATTAAGATTTCCTCCCAATACTTCACTAATTAATTCTTCAGTATCGCAAATTGGACTTGGTGAATAAAATCCACTTGGTGGTAGTGGCGAAATTGGAAAGTCTGTATCAAATTCTGAGGGAGTTCCAACCTGCGGTTGTGTTGGTAGAGGGATTCTTGGTGTATCATTAATATCGGTAGCATCATTTATACCACCCCCTCCTCCTGGCGTATTGCCTCCGCCAGCACCAGTTCCCAATCCACCAGTTCCAGTTCCACCTCCAGTGCCTAAATTTCCCGAACCCTGATTACCCAATGTATTTGAAATTGGTGGCGTATTTCCCTGCCCTGCTAGTCTAGGATCTAAATCTGTCTGAGGAGTTGGACCCGTTCCAGATCCTGAACTTTTTCCCTTTCTATTAAAAGCATTCTTTAGAGCATTTAAAATTTGATCAAGGAGACCTTTTATAATTTTATTGAAAATACATACAAGTGCCTCAAAACCTTTCAGTTGTTTCTTTAGTAAATCTGTTCTGAATGTTGGAGGTGCTAAGTTTAATAATGGTTGAGCTGTTTTGTTAAAAGTATCTGTTACGAAATTTTGTACTTTAGCATATATTTCTTTCATGTGCTTTGCTATTTCAGCAGCAGCTTCCGATATGACTCTATCAATTTCTTTTAAAGCATTTTTTACTGGGAGTGCAGCTGCATTAGCATAAAACTGAAGTGATTTTTGTATACTTTGTATTTTCTCAGTCAAATTTTCCATGATAGTCTGAATTGACTTCATCGGACTATCTTCATGTGGATCAGGACAAGCAAGGGCGTGCTTTCTTTTTAAGACATCATCCTTCTTTACATCACGAACACATTCAAGATGAACAGCATCAGCAGACTCTTGACTGGGGAACTCACCACTCCCAGGTTTGTTAGTTGTAAGTTCAGAGTCTGCTGTTCTTTTTGTAGGATCTCTTTTTTGCGTCCTGGAATAGTGACTTTGAGGAGTAAAGTTCTTACCCCCAGTCAATCCAGTTTTTGTATTCAGTTTTGTCTTAGAATTATTTCCAAGAACTCCCATGATGACAGGAACTTGTTTATCCTGATCATCTAAGAAAAATCCAAATACAAAGTTACCCTGCCTAATAGCAGGTGTTTGGAAAGATCCACCCTGTCCACCACCTGCAGTGATTGGATACATCACTTGAGCCCAAGGTAACTGATCGGACTTGATAGAAGATTCTTCTTGGTCATGAAGACCAATAATTCTAACTTTATAGCGATATCCCCATCCAGGAGTTTGATCTTTATCTTTTATCTTTGATTCACTTATATTTTCTCGCCAAGTTGAATCATCGGCAACCTCTCCGATCCACCAGAGAAAATTGCCGCCAAGAAATCCTGGATTGAATAATGCTCCTCCTTCCATCAATCCTCGTAAATCCTACACTCGTCTGCTTCTGGGTTCTCGTCACAATACATTTCAAATGCAGTTGGATCATGATCCTCATCAGGGTGTGCTGCCTGATATTTCTCAAGGTGATCTAGTTCGTCCGTTATGTGACGACGCATCTGTGGAGACAAAGTAGAATTCTCTAATAGATCTTTGTCATCGTTGATGTGTTGCTGAATACTTTTTTCTTCGCTCATAATGGGATGTTAGTAGTGTGGTTTCCTTTTCTTCCGAAGGAATCTCGTACAAGATTTAGTTTAGTATAGGTCTCTTCGGATGATATGTAATGACACAAATCAGCTATAATATATAGACCACCATATTCCTTGTTCAATTTATCTCCTTTTTCTGCTCTAAGACTAGGAGTATCAAGAAATACGACATCTCCTGCATGTAAACTAAAATCACCTGGGATGGTAACGGTTTGCATTCCAGTAAACAGTTGATTATATCTACGAATAGTCTGATTTAATATTTGTTGCAACTCATAATTTTGTTCTGTTGATTTATCAATTTGCTGCTGTGTTGTTCCTGTAGGTAGAGTTCCAGTATCAATAAGTTTATAAGTTGTCCGTGTAAATTTACTATCGGATTCAAACTTATCATTTAACTTTGGCAACTCTTTTGCAGCTAACTCTGTGCCATCCTTTGAGGCATTTGCTGTTTGTTCTATAACTTCATAGAAACAATTGAATGGATCAAATACAACTAATCGTGTTCCATATGCACCTATCTTAAGTTTTTCTTGAGATCGTATAAGGTTGTCTCCTTGATAGTCTAATACCTTAGTATCATACCCTGCAGGTAAGTCCGTTGTCAAATTGTAAATCAGAGACTTTTTCTGCTTTTGCTTAAAAAGTCCATCAATAGATTTGAATTTAAATCCCTCTGAGGTTTCAAATAAGAAAAACCCACCGGTCTTTCCTTTCTCTCCAGCAACTGTAGGTATTGATGCCTTAGACAACCAGTTCATCACATAGTATGGTTTGCGATTGTTTCCTATGAAATTATAATTGTTACTGGTCTCCTCAATATCTAATGTTTTTTCTGTTTTTAAAAAATCAGTTAAGATTCTTCTTATGTGATCAGAAATTTTTCCATCAAATCTTACATTAAGTCTTGAAGATCCGCCTTCATTTCTCAAAAACTCTTCAGACACAAGGTCCAACTTTATCATGGATGCAGTGGATTCTTCATTTACCTGACTGACTTTGTTTACATTTAGATCTATCTTAATTGTTGTATCATTATTGTCTTTAAATTCCAACTCAACATCTTCCGTCCCTACTATGGGAAGGCCCTCTAGTACAGACTTTTCATCTATGGAGTTTCCTGTATCAGCAAAAACTATTTCAGATCTAACCGTATCTTGTAAAATGCTTTCATAATACATGAGACGGACTAGTCCATCAATTAAGTTGACAGACTTACCTCTTTCTTTATTAGAAGTTATTTTTAATTTGGATACTGTAGATGGAACTGCTTGTTTAGATGTTGAATTTGCCATTCGTTATTACCTCTTATTTCTATTTACGCACCCTGATATAAAACATCAAACCGACTGGAAGAACCTTTGGAATTTGAAACCAAAACAGGAACCATCTTTTGAGTTTGACCTCCACCATATTGTTCTTGAGGTGGTGGCGGAACCATAACCACTTGTGGTGCCATCGCATCATAAGGAGCATACTCTTGAATTGCTTTCATGACTCCATCATATGTACTGGCTT